TCATCCCGGTGCGGTCGAAGATCTCGAAGTAGTCGAAGTTGCCGACGATGGCGTACACCGTGTTCTCGGTGGCGCTTCCGCTGCCGTCATCGACCCACTCGCTGATGGAGTACGGAACGCCGTAGAGCGTGCCGGGGACGCCACCGTTCATGGTGTTGCCGGTGGTGCCGGGAGTCCAGATGTAGTCGGCTGCGGTGTATCCAGCGCTCGACGTTCCCGCGAGGCTCTGCTTGAGCTTGCGCACGGTCTTGAGGAACGTGTCGTGGAACAGCCAGCGGAAGTTGCCCTGGCGGTACTGCGGAGAGACAGCGTGCACCGCGTCGATGATGTTGTCGGCGGTGACGGCGGTGATGGCCTGCGGCTGAGTGCCGAGGTTGACGCCGGTGGTGATGCCGCCGGTGCGCGCGATGCCCTGGGGACCTGCAGTGCCTGCGCCGGTGGTGAAGTCGTTGTCCATCTTGCGGCCGATGCCGAGCGCAAGTCGGTTGGCGACGTAGTCCATGATCGATCCGACGCCGGTCTGGCCGATGCCGTCCTCGATGAGCTCCTGCGTCAGCTGCGTGCCTGCGCCGTACTTGTACGGAGTCACCGATACCGTGCTAAAGGTCGGGTCGCTCAGCGTCACCGCAGCGCCTTCGCCGACGAGGTAACCGGTGGGAATCGCGTTCTCGATGAGCAGCGTGCGCTTGCTGTCGACGGTGTTGACCTTTGCGATCTGCCGGATGACGCTGTTCTGGTACAGCTTCTCGCGGATGCGGCGCTCCATGTCGGTAGGGACGTTGCCGAGGGCGGTGGTCCCGAGCTGACCAGTTGCACTGGCGATGGTCGCGGTGCCGATGGTGCGCATCGAGGCGACGTCGCCGAGCATCGCAGCGCGGAGCCACTCGCGGCTCTCGGCCTCGCTGCCGTTCTCGATCTTCGCGAGACGCGAGGTCAGCATCGGCTGCTTCTCGATCTTTGCGAGGCGCGCCTCAAGCGCGAGGTTCTGGGCGCGGAGCTCGGCCGCCGTCATGTCGGCGTCCATCTTCGCGAACTTCTCCTTTTCCTCGCCGCTGCCGCGCTCGTCGACGTGGTGCGTCGGCAGACCGCTGCGCTTCTGGAACGCTTCGAGGGACTTGCGGTACTCGTGGTTGATGCTGTTCAGTTCGTCGAGGTCGATGTGTCGGTCAGACATTGTTCATCCTGTTCATGTGGAGTTCGAGCCGTGCTGCGACGGCTTCGGTGAAAGCCGCGGAGACGCTCCGCAGGCTCGAAGAGGTCTGGGGATAGGCGGCGTCCTGCACGATGGAGACCTCCATCAGCTGCGCGCGCTTCACGAGTCGTTCGGTGCGGTTCTTGTTCCAGCTGTCCTCGACGACCATGAAGCCGAAGGACATCTCGCCGGTGAGGTCGCCGCGCTCGATGAGCGCGCGCACGTCGTTGCCGAGCGTCGTCTCGGGAAGCGCTGCTGAGAACGCGAGGCCGTTTCGGTCCGACCTCAGCGTGAGCGTGCCCGACTTCGTGCGCGCGAGCGGCATCGAAGCGTCGTGGTTGTAGTAGAGCTTTACGTCGGCGCCGCTCTGCAGCGTCTCGTTGAACGCGCCAGGCGCGATGCGCTCGGTGAACTGGCGGCCGTGCTCGACGATGGTGCGCGAGTCCTGGCCGTAGACCGCGGCGTAGCCCGCGAGCGTGCGGCCATCGATCTTCTGCTCGGTGGCAGTGAAGTCACGCCGTGAAATCATTGACGGCCCCCGCTGTTTGAGATGTGTCGTTTCCGACGTTGGTCTTTCCGCCGCCTGCGCCCATGTTCATGGCGACGATGGGCGCATCGAGGCCAGGCAGCGGATCGAGGTCGAGCTCGTCGCGCGCCTCGTTGCGCGTGAGGAATCCCGCCTCGACCGCGGTGCGCAGAGATGCCATCGTCTCAGCCATGCCTGGGCGCACGAGCTCGTCGATGTCGAATTCGACCATGTCGAACGGAGTAGCGAGCTTCGCTAGGATCTCAGCGCGCCACGTCTGAAGCCACGGCATCAGGCACGAGTCGACGTACATGCGCGAGAGCCATTCGAGCGTGCCGTACGAGGGACCGACGTTCTCGCTGAGGTACGACGATGGAACGCCGTAGATGCGCGACACGTCGCCGACGCTGTACTGGCGCGCTGCCTGCAGGCCGGCATCGTCGAGCGTCGAGCTGATGCGCTCGACGCGCATTCCTTCGGCGAGTACCAGGGGCTTCCCGGTGTTCGCCGTGCCTGCGTGCTTCGACTCGTAGTCGGCCATGATTCTTTGCCGCGCTTCGAGCGACAGAGGACCTGGATGGACGAGCGCGATCTTCGGGTTGCCGGCGTTCGAGTACGCCTTGAGCGCCATGTCCTCTTGAGCCGCGAGCAGCTGCAGCGATGTCTTGCACAGCGAAATGGGCGACTCACCCCAGAGTCCATTCGTGTTCGGGGCCTTCAGGTGGAACACCTGGTCTCGCGTCAGATCGCCGTACTCGCGCGTCCTGTAGATCGGCTCTCCGCTCGTGAGGTCGAGGCTCACGGTGTCTGGCTGAAGCATGATCAGCTCGAGCAGCTCGCCGCCGATGGTCTTGTTGATCGCCGCGAACGCGTTGCCGTAGAGCAGCACCTGCATCGTCATCGCGCGGCGGAACTCGAACGCGCTCATGTAGAGCGACGGCGACTTGAACAGAGAGTCTGCGCCGCTCGCGCTGATGGTCGTGTCGATGCGCGCGATGTCGCTGGAGATCAGCGTGACCGCGCGGTAGACAGGCGTGTACCGCAGCGCGTTGTTCGGGCCGACGAACGGCAACGCGCCACCGACGTCCGGCAGCATGGTCATGCTGTAGGGCGCGACAAAGAAACGTTTGAGTAGTTCCTTGAGCACGGAGTTAGTGTTACAACGTGCCGAGGTCCCGTCTGTTTCTTAAGTTATATTTACTCAGATTCGTAACATGAAGCGCGCTTGCCGCCCCACGTGTGGATGGCGATGATCCCCGCCACCAGCGGGTCGATGATGCAGTTCGTGCGCGACTTTACCGGGCGGACGTTGCCGTTGCGGTCCTGCTGCGCCATGGCCTCGGCGCACGCCCTTCGCATAATTGGATCGTCGCCGATCTTAAGTTTGCCGCCTGCCCATAGGTTCTGCCACAGCTGGCATCCGGGACCGAAGGTCGCAATGCCCATGCGGTAGGCCGTCATCGGGATGCCGTCGGCCTCGCACTGCTCGACCAAATACTTGGATCCCCAGGCGTCGTAGCCGACCACGCGCAGGTCGAACTCGTCCCGCAGGCGGTTGAGCTGCGCGCGCACGCTCTCGTAGTCGATCTCGCGCCCTGGCGTGAGCGTGATCCTGCGCTCGGCTGCCCATGTGCGCACCGGCATTCGGTAGTCGAGCTCGCGCTTCGCGATGTCCTCAGACGGCCACCAGTAGTGGCCGCGCAGCGCGACCGATCCATCGTCGAGCGGGACGGCGACCACGAGCGCCGTCATGTCGAGCGACTTGCTGAGGTCGAGGCCGACGTAGGCGGGACGGCCTTTGAGCTTGTCCCAGTCTGGTGACGCGCCTCCCGGCCAGAGCTGCATGTCGAGCCATCCCCCCGTGTTCTCGTCCATGCGCGCGCAGTGGTAGCGGATGAACTCGGAGCGACCCATCGGCGAGCGCTTCATGGTGTTCCACGAGCGCCGCACCGCCGTGCGGTCGGGTTGGCCGTACGCCATGCCGGGATTCGCCTTCGGCCACGCCGCCTCATCGTCTGGAGTGTCGGATGGGTCGATGCCGTAGAGCGCGGCAAATACCGAGTCATCCTCGGTCTCGCCCCGAAGCACAGCCTCGGCGTTTGAAACAAGCTCGCCGTAGATGTTCTCTGGGTTGCTGCCTGGCGTGCTGATGATGACGCCGAGCGATTCCTTCCGCTTGCTTCCTGTGGTGAGTAGCTTCGTGAGGAACCTGCCTTTGAACTCGGCTGCCTCGTCGGCGATCCACATCGACGGGTTGAGGCCGTCGAGCGCGCGCTCAAGCGCAGGCAGTCCCGTCATCTGGCAGTCGGCGACCTTGTCCTCGATGCGGTCCCACAGCACGTCGATGCCGTCGCGATCCTGCCGGCGGATCATCGTGCGCGCGGTGTCTAGGCAGATCGCCGCCTGCTCCTCGTTGTTTGCGATCACATGGACGCGGCGGCCGTCGCCATTGAGGAAGTCCCACAGCGCGAGGCCAGCCATCATCGTGGTCTTGCCATTGCCGCGCGCGACCTGGACGATTGCGATCTTGGTGCGCCGGCGGCCGTCCTCGACCCACCTCCATCCCCAGAGGTTGGCGACGATCCACAGCTGCCACGGGTGGAGCTCGAAGCTGCGGCCTGAATCGTCGCCGACGAGCGTCAGACGGCTGAAGTGTGCGTCGATGGCCGCAACCGCATCCCAGTCCATCCGCAGGTCTGAGCGCTGCATATCTACTCGCCAACGGCGCATCGCCGCGTAGATCCAGCGACCTGCGACCATTCTCCCTGACTCGACATCATCCACGTAGCGTGCGATGCGGCTTTGAATGTCTTGAACGTTCACGACAGAACGATACCAAGTCGCGAAAAACGGGCACATGATCGAGTGTAATTTTTCGGACCC